TCCAAAGATAGTCTCGGTCATCGCTTCGCCGTCTTCCGAATCAACAACAACCGTCACAAGCCCGGTATCAGGGTCAAGCGTAGCCTCAAGAACCATCGATGATACGATGTTGAGAAGCTCATCCTTGAACTCTACCGTTCCCAGCGTTATGTAGTCCGATGGCGTCCAATCGCCGCTTGGATCTTTACGCCATACGTTCTGTTGATCATAGTAGACGTTTGCCGTTAGCTTGCGCAGGCCAAAGTCGGGAATCTCATACTCATACGAATCGCTCCAAGATGATACAAGCTCACCTCGCTTCGAGCGAAGACGTATTTCATAGATGATTGTTTGCTCTACATCCTTGATGTAGTAGATGCCGTTGGCCGGAGCTTCGCCGCGATTCACCCATTGCGATTGATAGTCCGTGCCGCTTACAGTCTCGATCCTTCGGATTGACGCTTCAACCGAGAGCACGCCGGAGAGTCCGGGCGGCAGCGTGTAGCTAACGGCTACCCGAAGACGCAAGGAGCCATCAGCATCCGGAGTGGAGCTTGTGTAGTCGGCTACAACTGTTTGTATCTCAGGGATTGGCGGAGCGATCCTATCGGGAGACACGGGATGGCTGATGACCGGATCGAATGTAGGAATGGTTCCATCCCAAGCATCATAGATATCATCAGCAGCGGGAACGGCCGTAATGCGAGCTTGAAAGTCTCGCTGAGGTTCAATCTTCGTGATCTTCGCTTTGATGATGTCTTCGCCGAAGATACCGAACACAACCTGATCGCCGACATGTACGGCTGTATCCGTTCCTTCGCCGAAGTCAACGCCTGCGATTGATGATGAGAATGTCGGCTGATCCGTTCCCGGATTGACGTTGTTGATTTGCCGAACTATGATCACGCCATCTTTACGCTGAATGCGAAGTCCATAGACTTCTCCGGACTCCATCACAAGATACTCATCCAGCTTTACGGATGTGACGGAAGTTCCAGATGCGAACACTTCTTTGACGCGAGCGGATTGAAGCCCAACGCGAATGATCTGGTGGGAAAGATCGAGAGTGTTGCCGCGAGCGTACATGAGATGACGGAACTCATCCGTCCATTCATAAGTCTCCGGACGAAGGATCATTTGCGCAAGATGATAGCGGCCGATCTTCCAAGCTTGATCAGGATCAGTAACGCCAAACAGATTCAGGCTTTCAAACTTCGTCGCGTTCTCATCATCATAACCATCAGCGTACACAAACCGTTCCGTAGCTTCCCATCTATCAGGATCGGTGAACTTGACTCTCAAGCCATGCGGAGTCTCGATGAACTTCATGGACTGCTTGAAGCCGGATGTCGTTCGCGGAGATATGAGGAGCGTCGATGCCGTCGGGATATCGGTAACAACCGACACTTTCCCGGTATCGGTAAACGTCCAAGCGCCAAGCCCGCTGCTAGCTACGTCGCGGCCTCGATCAAATACCGTACCGTCTGCGTCGATAACGGTATCAAGATACATGCCGTTTGTATCACACCAATCGGCCCATGCCTTGATTACAGTTTTGTCTAGGTCATCTTTGCTAATGGGCTTCCGGGTAGCGTTCCCGGTGAACACATCAGCGTATGCCCATGCCGGGTTGCGCGTAGCTTCTTCCACCCAAGCAGAGCCGTTCCATACCGGAAGAATGCGAGTTGCCTTTACCGAGATACCATCAAGCCTTCCTCCAAGCTGATCTGTGGCCTTGATACGAAGCGCCATCACCAGAACATTAGGAACTGCGAACGGTATCGTGCCGGTTTGAATGGAGCGGAGGTTTATCCAAGCGCCATCGCTCTGATGTTCGTTCTTGCGGCCGATGAAGGTGCTGATGCGGGATAGCTTAATGTCCCATGTACCCGTCGAAGGCAACGTGTAGTGCCTACCGATGCGCACCGGGTTCCGCTCCCCGGAAGAGATAACCCAGTTGTTGTCGAGCATCGTCCACGAACCGCTTGAGCCGAACGGCCGGCATTCTACCCGGAGCAGAACGGACATGAGCCGCGTGTTGCCGTTCTTCGATATCGAGAACAGAGCCGGGAAGAATACGTCAAGCGAGACTTCGCTTGTGTCTGCTGAAGTTGTTCGCGTATGAGTGGCTGTGTCCGCGATAGTCTGCTCATCAGAAGTCGGCTCTGTCGTGCTTCGCGGCAAAGACAAATTGAGCTGGTCTTCTACAATCGACGTTCGATACAGGGACACTTCATCCCAATACCCAATCTCAAATTGAACGTCTGTAAAGTTCTCTACCGCGGTATTGTCTACCGTGATAGGCGATCCGGTCAGAACGGTATCCTGTGTGATCAGCCCGTCATCGGTTGAGACTCCGCCAATCTCCAGCGGCCCATAACCGAGCACAAGCAACGCACGGAAGTATTGATCATCGCCGACCAGCTCTGTATACGGAAGAGCGGTCATGGGTATTGGCGGATACCATTTGTTCAATCCATATGGAACAGGAATGGGCAGGAAGCTAGCAACTCTGTTGTTCGTTCCGGTAAGGAACGAGAGCTTGCGCGGCTCCTCATTATCAAAGCTGGGCATCGTCGGAGGAATCAGCGCGTTGATCGCGAGATTGCCGATGATGCTTACTGCGGCTCCGGCTACAGCACCCCAAGCAGCGCCATAAGCAGCGCCCACAGCGCCACCTGTATAGATCGAGAGAACAACAACAGCGGCCTGAAGGATCAGCCTTGCTGTATCGCTCTTGGCCGGTATGCGACGGAGAACGAGAGAGTCATCAGCAGCAAGCAAACGTGAGTAGTCTTCTTCCTCGATCACCTCGCCATTCAACACAGGAACGAGGCAAGGAAGATCGCCGATGACTTCGGCTATCGAGCGACCTACTACCGGGAGAAGATGTGAGCTTGACTCGTCATCGCTGAACGGATGAGGGAAGACGTGGACGATAACTTTCCCACAATCTACTTCGCCAGGCAATTCCATCAACTCGTTCAATTACCACCCCATGAGACTTAGAGTGATGAAGGAAACGATACGAGTCAATCATCACGCCTATATGTAGCTGACCGGGAGCAGACTTGAATACAACAACGTCTAGTTCCCGTTCGGGCTTTTCTATTCTATCCGCATAAGCAACTATGCTCTCTCTCAAAATTTCATAGTGGTTATTCTTGGATATGGGAAGGTCGCTAGCAATCAGCCCGATATCCGCGAACAAATCCCGCACGAGGGAGAAGCAAGCGGCCTCATCCTCCGGATACATTCGGCCTATGTACCGCTGAGTATCAACCACGGTTTGTCGGAGCAAATATGTCTTTCGGGAATGCCGAGTTCAGGAACTCATAATCAAGAGCAAACTGAATCGACACAGCATCAAGGTCAGCATCGGCCCCAACAATAACAAAATTCAGAGGCCCATGAACAACATCGTTCGGCGCAGTATCAAACACACACTCATACTTGAGCGTCGGCCGTTCGCCTCCAGTACAAGTTCGAAGCGCAGCGACGATATCACCGCTGACGTTCGTCGCGGATATCTCGCCAAATGGTATCTCTGAGTCTGTCTGGTTGCCTAGCTTGAATGAGAACGGGAACGCTTGAAAGGTTCCTGCCGATCGGTCAAGGTCATCGCGATCACCCACAAGTCGAATCGGGTCAGGAAGATTCGAATGGTCAATCGTAAAGCAAACAAGCGCCACATCTTCGAGATAGCCTGCTCTCAGTTGCCGCTGTACGCTTTCAGGAAGCAAGCTCACAATACCTCCAAGCTAAGTCCGACCTCATAGCCTCTCGCATTCGGCTGCTTTCGGTATACCGGAGGAGAAACAAAATGAACGGTCTTCGTCGGAGAAGATCCATCAGGCGACCATTCGAACGAAAGCAAGCCATCCATGAGCGTAACATCGTAGAACGTCTCAAGCGTTCCTTTCTGCGCCTCAGTCAGAATGACGGAGCATGAGATGTAGTTCCTCGCTCGCGTCTGCTTGCGCCTTCGAAAGTCCGGCCCAACATCCATGTTCTGTTTCAGAATCACGTCTTCAGAATTCTCTGAGTAGCCTTCGATGAGCGCTGTTTGCGGAAGACCAAGCGGCCATACAGACATGAAGTTACCTCATCCCTCTTCGGGTCATCGGGATAGAAGCAGCAGACATCTGACGCTCAAACCTACCGTTAGCAACCATCTTACCGATAGCGTTCTCAACGATGATGTCGATGTCTACTGTGCCTCCATTTACTCGCTTCTCTACGCTGGCGTTTGCGCCGTGAACGTTTACGTTGACCGTTGGTCCGCCACCACCATGAGGAGAGATTGTGCCGCTGCTCGAAGGCACGAAGTATTCGCTCACGCCTTTCTCATTCACGCGGTACATCTTACCGGCTACGGCCGAACCTCCGACTGCGCGAGGCGCTGGACCGGGACTCGTTGTGGTGGCCCCGCCCGTACTCCATCCCATGTAGCTGAAGAATGACTGGATGAGCTTCGCCGCGATAATCTCAGCGGCCATCTTCTTCAAGGTGTTGACGAGACTCTTGAGCATTCCGTCTAAGCCCTTGTCGAAAGGATCGAAGAGGAACTCAGCAAGGTCATTCTGGATGTTGCTTGCTACCGTCTTCCCTATCTCTTCCATATCAAACCATTTGTCTTCGTTCTCTTCCATCTTCTCCTTCAGACGGTATTGAGCG